TAGTGTCAATAATGTTAGCTTTTGCTCTAGTTTTGTACATCAAAACAAAATCCAAGTCTAACCCATGAGTTTTTTCAAGTTCTTTTTTCATACGTTCAACACGTTTACCAGAACCTGCATCAGGACCACATAATATCGTATCTTCCGTAGCGATACTATTGATGTAATCGCTAAATACATTTTTACCTTCTAAGTGCGTTACTGGAATGTTAAAGAATCCTTGAATTTGGTCAGCGTGTAAATCAAATGTAATCACACCAGTGGCTCCACGTTGCTCAAGCATTTCAGCCACAACCTTAGCACCAATAGGGCCACGTTTTTGGTCTTTTTTGTCTTGACGAGCATATGGAAAATAAGGTAGAATTGGAATTATTTCTTTGGCTGCTGCACGTTTAGCCGCATCAATAACCAAATTAAGGTTCATAAGTTTATCTGAATCATTCGCACTAGTAAGAATGTAAACACGCTTACCTCTGATAGAATTATCAAAATCAGGACATAATTCTCCATCAGAGAATTTTTGACTAGTTACGGTGTCTAAAGATACTTTATTTTTAATCTTATGACTAGTAATAAAGTCAACTACTTCGTTTGCAAAGTCTTCTCTACCATCGAGAGAAACTAATATTGTGTTTTCCATTTTTATCTTGTTTCTCTTTCTTTAATTTTACCATCACATAATGAAATACTAACACGTGAATCCCAACCAATTAGTTTGATTTTCTTTTTCTTATTATTAACATCAATAGTTGTGGTTTCATTTACTGTAAAGATTTTTTGTTTATCATCATAGATGAATAAATATAGGTCAGAACCTAATCTACAATTTTTGCATTCTAGTAATCTGATACTATTATCAGAACTAGAAAAGTGGTCAACATTAAAAATTAAATCTGGTTCGTTATCACTATCAAACAAATCATCAAAGTCTAAATTTTTAATTTTTACTTTTTTTTCTTTTATGTCTCTAACTGAAACATTAATTATATTTTCCATTTGTTATTAATTTTTAACAAAGATACAAAAAAGATATTGAATAAAACAAATTATTTAATATCTTTTTTTTCCTTTTTTGTTAAACAAATACACTACCCATGCGATAACCCCTGCTATTGCTAAATATTTTACCAAGTAGGTAAATACTAATATTCCAATCCAAATAGCGTGGAAAATAATAATTACTAGCAAAACTGCTAGGAATATCAATACAAATTTTACTTTTCTCATTTTATCTTAAATTTAATTTATTTTTTTCCATACTCTGTCGTATTATTTTCCATATAAAACCATTATGTTCAGTTTTTCCTTTAGTTAAAATATGATATCTTAATGAATTACTACCATATCCGTTTTCTAACTCAGCTCTTATCATACTATTATATTTTTCAAGTAATATATTATCTAAACTATATTTTTCAACAATCATAGCAACAGCACTGGTTAAATTTTTAGATTTAAGGGTTTCACTTATTCTTTTTCTTATTTCTTGACTAACAACTTTATTTTTGTTTCCTAAACTAATTTTAGTTTTTTGTTCAATTGATAATGATTTACCTTTTTTATCTTTATTCATATTAGTACCATCAATACTAACACCTTTTTTAGATTTACTGATATTATTTTTATGCTCTTGAGTGAAAATAATTCCAATACGTGCTTGACTTATTTTTTGTTTAGTTTCATCACTCCTTTTCATTCCAAGGTGTGAATTTAAACCAGCTATAAGTGTCATATTATATTCTGGATTAAGTTTATCTATCCATTTTTGTTCGGTTTCTATTAACGTATTGATGTTATTGATAACTTCTAAAATTTCAAATATAAAATTACTTTCTCCATATTTGTTAAAAGAATTTTGAAGATATGATGAATGGTGTCTTTGACATCTTAACTCCGATAAATGCCTAATACGTCTTTTATTAAAATCTAGTGCACTTCCAATATATTTTTTATTATCTAATACATTTGTTATTGAATAAACAACTGTTTTTATTTCTTTTTTCATAACTAAGTTTTATTATAAATATCTTCTTAGTCTTAAAAAAACCTATTTCAAAAAAATTATTTTAATTTCTTCCAATCACGTAAATGCCACTTTGTTTTATAAGTCCCAGTTTCAAAATGGCCGTTAAACATAACAATATCCAACACTGTTGGTAATTCTTCATATAATTTATCCCATTCAGCTTTTTGCTCTTCGGTATAAACTTTTTCATCTTCTGTGTTAAAAGGGTCAAACCCTTCTGGAACACCATTAAGAATTAAATCAATAGCTTCGTATAAGTTATTTTCACCAAATGGTGGGATGTTTTCAACACCATCATGACCAACTGCCACGATTTGATTTTCTGTGTTTAATGACCAACGTAATTGTTTTACTAATTTGATGTGGTCGTCTGTTACTGTTAATTTTAATACTGACATTTATGCTAATGTATTTGCGTTTCGCAACTCGTCAACTAATTTCTGAGTAGCTTTATTGAGTGTTTTTGCTTTCTTGTTTTCTTTCTCTACAAATTTATCAGCCACTCCACTGATTGCAATTGCTCTTAACTGAACATAATGTTTACCTTGATACTCATTTCCCTTAGGAACAAAAGCTACGGTAACAACTTCACCTTCTATAAACGTATCCAACGCATCGCATTGGTCGTTAATGAACTCTAATTTAAGTGTTTCTGGATATTGTTCATCCGTTTCCACTACAAATTCTCTTTTTTGGAACTTCTCTCCAAATGTTTGTGTTTCGCCAATACTTTTGATTGACGCATTCATAAAATAATGCATGTTAATCTTCTTTTTTAGTTAATAATCTGTTTACTACTTCTCTAACCCCTTTGACTGCTGTCTTGGTTATATATTCTACTTTGATTTCTCGATAAGTATAATCCAAGTCATGACTTGGTTCTGGGTCAATATATATAATAGGAGTCTCTAATTTTGTTATCCCAAAAAATCCAATGGTATAACCAATTTGAAGACTAGTACCAATAATTAAAACAATGTCAGCATCTTTAAATGCTTTATTTGCTTTATCAACCCCAAATGGATATTCACCAAACCATACAATATGTGGTCTTAATTGAGATTCATATTCTGTATCTAAATCACCCAAATTAATATCATCATAACCAATATCATATATGTGTTGTGATGCAACAACAAAAGGGTTATTCATTGCAAAACTTGTTCTAGCTTTTGTTAATTCACCATGCAAATGGATAATGTTACTTGAACCTGCTCTTTCGTGTAAATCGTCAACATTTTGTGTCACTATCGTAACATCATATTCGTTCTCTAATTCAACTAACAATCTGTGAGCAGCGTTAGGTTCCACGTTAGGTAATTCTCTTCTGCGTTGATTGTAAAAATCTAATACTTTGCTACGGTCTTTACCCCAACCTCTTGGTGTAGCAACCTCATCAATTTTAAAATTATTCCAAAGTCCATCTTTGGAATCTCTAAAAGTATCAACACCAGATTCTTTACTAATACCAGCACCTGTGAATACTACAATCTTTTTCATTATGTGTTAAGTAATTTTTTAACCCCCTTAAAAATCATTTTAATACCTTTAACACATAACCCTAATCCACCTACGAATCCAAAATCATACCAACCACCATTGTTATTTGTTGCGTAAACAGCAACATCATCCCAAATAAGACTTCCAATAAAATCAAAAAACATAATAGACCCATGCCATACACCACCCCAAAATCCATATATATGTTGGGTTTGGTCAATTTGATAACCTACTTTGTCAGCACAGCTAAATAGCGTGAATGCTAATACTACTAATAATACTTTTTTCATTTTGTTATATTTTTTTATTTTGTTATATTAAGTGTTTCATTTTTATGTATTCTAATTTGGTCTGAACGATAATGTCTTACAATACCATTATCGCAATGAATTACACACCATATGTCATTTTCAAAAGTCCCACCGTTTGTTACATATATTGCATAACCTTCTTTACTATCTTCAACAATTACTGGTATTGGTTTTTTAAATTCTAACATACTTATTTAAATCGAATCATCGATTGCTTTTTTAATTTTGCGTAATTTTTCGTCAACTCGTCTGTTGACTTCTTCATTTATTAATCGACTGGTTGTAGTTGATATAATATCTTCTGTCATTTTATTAATTTTGTCATTAATATGACATTCAATATTAGACATCTGTACATCAAGTCTTCTTTGTAATTTTTCTCGATATTCTATAACACTTTCATCAGCGTATAAATTAATTTCATTAGTTAAAAACTTAGAAATATGTTCTTTCAATTCTAATGGTGTGATAACAATGTTATCACCATTTTTGTTCTCAAATTTAAGGGTGTTAGAAAGACCAACCTGATTTTCAAAAGTAGTAGAGATTATTGAATCACTACCTCTAAGTCCGTTATAAGCTTGTAAATCAATTATTTTCGCCATAATGAGCAATTAATAAATCGTAAAC